AAGACCAGATGTGCAGCTTCACCCCTGAGTCCGGGGACAGCCCTGACCGCCTCGATGCGTTGGTCTGGGCCATCAGTCACCTGATGCTCGGCTCCAGCACGAGCGGCGAGTTCTCTACGGTCGCCTAAAGCCTTATCCACCGGCGGGCACCCCGGCACCACCACTACCGGAGTACCACCCGTGCCGACGATCATCGACCGCCTGCTCGGGCGGGATACCGCGCCACAGGCAGTCAAGTCCGGCACCGGGGGCACCGGGGCGGGCGTGCTTGCCTACTCCAATGGGACGCCCCTGTGGTCGGCTAGCCGTAACCCGCGCAAGCTGATGCGCCAGGCTCAGGAGCTGTACCACACCGACCTCGTCATCCGGGCGCTGGAGCGTCGCGTGTCGGGCGCCGCCGCAGGGCTGCCGTGGATGCTCACCGATGAGAACGGCGACGAGGTGGATGCCACCACCGCCCCCGATGTGAAGGCCATCTACGATTGGATGGAGAAGCCGCAGGGCGCCCTGACAGGGCGGGTGCAGATGACCCGCCGCCAGCTGTACTTCCTGACCTCGCGCCACATCGGGCTGTGCGGGAACGCCTTCTGGTACCTGGACCAGCGGACCTACGGGACCGGCGCACCCCTGATGGCGCTGTACATCAACCCCGTTCGCATGACACCCGCCCACGATCAGGACGGGGTACTGCGCGGCTGGAAGATGGATGCCGACGACTCCGGTGAGGGTGGCGTGCCCCTGGAGCTCGAAGAGGTCCGGCACTTCGTCATGGAGCCGCCGGACATGGGCTTCTACGGCATCGGCCTCGTGGAGTCCGCGGGCATGGCCTCGCAACTGACCAGCACCATCGAGCGCCATTCGGCGTCCGTCATCGGTGGCGGCGCGCGACTGGCCGGCCTCATCTCGCCCAAGGTGGGCGTCACGATCAGTGATGACCAGTGGTCCGCCGCTACCCGCGACTGGCGCAACATCCAGGGCGACCCGGACAGCGCCAAGCGCCTGCACATCCTGCGCGGTCCGGTCGACTACATCCGCACCGCCGCCACGATGCAGGAGCTGTCCATCGTCGACCTCGCCCATATGTCCCGCGAGGACAAGTTGGCCCTGTGGGGCGTCCCTGCATCGCAGGTGCCGTTCCCGGCCTCGGCTGGCCTCAACTCGGGCGAGACGAAGGGCTATGACGAGGCGGTCCTGATGCAAGGCGCGGTGCATGACCGCGTGACCATCATGCGTGAGGTCATCCAGTTCCAGATCCTGGACCCCATCGCCGCGGCCGGCGGCCCCAAGCTCGACCTCGTCATCAAGGAGCCGGAGTTCGACGACGAGACGCCGCTGTTCGATCGCGCACAGAAGGCGCGTGACCTCCCCCTGACCGCCAACGAGCGGCGCCAGCAGGTGGGCCTCGACCCGCTCCCCGACGTGGACAGCGCGGGCGAGCCGCTGGGCACCGCCATCTGGCTCCCGGTCGGCCTCACGATGATCGGCGCCGGCCCCGATGAGAACGGCAAACTCCCAACGCTACCGGAGCCGGCTCCCCCTACGGTTCCGGTAGCGCCCCCACCGCCGGATGACGTCGAGCCGCTGAAGGCGACGCTGCGTCAGACCGTCGATACCAAGTTCGTCGCCAGCACGAAGCGCGACGTGCAGCGGGCGCTGGCCGACCAGGCCAAGGCCATCGCGGGTCGCATCCGTGAGAAGGGCGCGCATCTCGCCAAGCGCCCTACCGACACGAGCATGTGGTGGACGCCGGCGGAGGAGAAGCGGCTTGCGTCAGTCCTGGAGCCGCACAACCTGCGGATCGCTACCGCCGTCACCGAACAGCTCGGCGAGAAGCTATCCGGAGCCAAGAAGGCCGAGGATACGTGGGTCGATAGCGTGATGGCCTACATCCGCAAGCGAACCGGCGAGCGGATCGTAGCCATCAACGAGACGACCCGCGAGGCCGTGTCGAAGCTCATCGCCGATGGGTTCGCCGGCGGCCTCGGCCCTGCCCAGGTGGCGGATACCATCCAATCGGCCACCGCGTTCAACGAGGCGCGTTCGGAGATGGTGGCCCGTACCGAGTCCATGCTGGCGTACAACGATGCCGCCCTGTCCAGCTACCGCGAGTTCGATATCACCCACGTCGTCGCCATCGACGGCGACGGCGACCGCGAGTGTCAGGACCGCAACGGCCGCGAGTACACGACCGACGAGGCCGCGGGCATCCAGGACCACCCGAACGGGACGCTGGACTGGGCGCCGGTCATCAAGGCACGACCACCGATAGCGACGAACTAGCCCTGCTCCTCCTCCTCGCAGCGTGAGATGACCAATGCGATCCCAAGCGCTCAAAGCGACACCGCTCGACGATGACGCCTTCCGCCTGCTGGCCCTGCCCTTCGGCGGCCCCATCCCCTACCCCGGCGCGCCGCGTGGGGCCGACCTGGACCGGGAGTGGTTCACCGAGCGCACCGACTTCAAGCTCGACTGGTTCCCGTTCCGCCTCGTGGACTGGCACCACCGCCAGGACGCCACGTCCAAGGCCGACATCCTCGGCAAGGCCGTCGACCCCGAAGTGGATGACGATGGCGTGTGGGTCACGGTATGGCTGAAGCACGGCGAGCGGCGCGTGAACCTGATCCGCAAGCTCGCCGAGCAAGGGCAGGTCTTCGGATCGTCCGAGAGCGTGCCCAACCTCGTGCGCAAGGCCAGCACCGGCGAGATCCTGACGTGGCCGTACGTCCGGCAGGCGCTCTCGACCTCACCACAGAACACCCTCTCCGTCATCCGCCCGCTCAAGGCGACGCTGGATGACATGGCGGCCACGGGCGACGCCCCCACCGCCACCTTCTTTGACGACCTCACGACCTTCCTCGACACCCTCGGTACTTCCTCGGAAACGGGCAAGGCCGGGCGCATCGTGGCGGCTCGTAACGAGGCTCGACTTCGCGAGGCACGCGAGGCGATGGACGAAAGCTACTTCGACCCGAAACGGCGTCGAGCAGCGATCGCCGCGCTGGATGCGGTCCTTGAGGAGATCCACCAGTTCATCATCGACTCGTAAGGCACCCGGCGGGTCCCCTGTCCGAAAGGGACTCCAATGACAGACACCATCGAGCGGCCCAGCGACGACATCGCTGCGCTGCTCGGACGAGCCGGCGAGCTCAAGGCGCAGCTTGAAGAGAACAAGCTGGACCGCGAGGGCTTGCAGGACGTCCGTAACCAGTTCGATGCCATCCGCACCGACATCTCCGACCTCCAGAAGGTCGAAGACGACCGCCAGGCGGACACCGAGCGGAAGGCCATCCTCTCCGAGCTGCAGAGCCTCCGGAGCACGGTCGGCCAGATGCGTACCCCGTCCAAGGCCGACCTGATCCTGGGCAATCGTGGGCAGACCCCGGCTGACGACAACTTCTTCGCTGCGCTGGCGATGGCTCGCTCGCGCGACACCGACATCCAGGCGGCCGGCAAGGCGCGTCTCGATGACATGGGCTCGGCTTTCGCCGATGTCCCGTCAACCTCCAAGGCGACCGTCGGCGGCACCGATGCCGCGGGTGGCTTCCTGATCCCGAACAACGTCGTGGCCGACATCAACATCCAGGCGCAGCCGATGCGCTCGGTGGTCGACCTGTTCACCGTCATCGACGGTGTCCGCGGCTCTGCCGTCGACATCCCGTGGGAAGACTCCGGCGACACCCGTGCCGTCATCGCCGCGGCCGGTGCCACGAAGGAGAACCAGGACTTCATCGTCGGCAACTACACCGCCACCCTGTACACGCTGGCCCGCATCTTCGATGTTGGCAATCAGCTTCTCCGCCAGTCGGAGGGCGCAGCCGAGAAGCTGGTTCGCAGCAAGCTCGCACGGGCGTTCGCGCTCGGCGAGGACTACTACGCCATCCAGGGCTCGGGTTCCTCGGAGCCGTACGGCCTGCTGACCGCGCTCGGCACGGGCGGCACCTACGTCACCTCACACTCCCCGTCGGCCTCCACCGTGGCCGGCAACTGGGCCACAGCGGTCGCCAAGTTGGCCGGTGCCGTGGCCCAGCGTGGAGCGATCCCCGACGCCGTGGTGATGAACTCGGGCGATTACTGGACCAGCCTGACCGCAGGCGATCCGGCAGGCCCCGGCTTCTTCGTCGACTCGATGGGCGGCGGCTTCAACGTCAACGCGGCGGCAGCGGGTCAGACCGGCGCCGGTCCGTGGGGTCTGCGACTCCGCCATTCCCCGAACATGCCGACCGACTCGGCCGTCGTGGGCGAGTTCTCGGCAGTCACGTTCTTCCGCGGCCAGGGCTACCGGGTCGACGTGTCGAGCGAGGCCGGCGATCGGTGGGACAAGAACCTCACCGGCTTCCGTGGTGCGGAGGAG